ATATAAAAGATAATATAAATGACAATATAGATAAGGACTATACATCAATTAGCATTGATGGAGAGGTACATACATCGTTTTCAGAGAAACCGACGGCAAGAGCTGTCACAAGAGATGAAATGTTGCTTAAAGAAAAAGATATGGTTAATAGGTTCAATAACATCTGTGACGACGATATAGATAATTCAGCTATATGTGATTGCGTTAAGGATGGATTTAAGATGTATATGCAGTTATATGAAATCTATTTCCACAAAGTACACCCAATACTTACAGACAAGACATTAAAGAATGTATGTTCAGTCCTATCAACTATCACAGATACAGAACACGGACATTTCGACGCTGACGCTATATACGAAACAGACGATAAAGGCATTACAGTTTTACAGAGAATGATTAACGACCATTTCATCAGAGAACATAGAGAAAGCACTAACTACTCAATAACACATTTTGCCAATGCTGAATATCTTGGCAAGCTGGCAAATAGATTTATAGAGATGTAAAGGAGTGATGTTTATGAAAAAGGAAATAGTGGAAGCGATACTAACAGCAATAAATCTCACATTGATTTACTTAATAAATAATATGGCTGGTTTGGCAGGCTTATTAGTTTTTGCATTTGGGGAATTACTAATGGCATTAACAATCTATAACAAATATAGATAGGAGTGATTATTATGGCTATGGGCGTACACCCACTAAACAAAGATAAGTTTTATGAAGCAATAAACCTATACATATCGGGGCAGGTTTCACAGGTAAAAGCGGCAAAAGTAGCAGGTTGTAGCGTACCGACATTTAAAAAATACGCCAACAAGATTTATGGTGGTGAGGAATTACCAGATAATTTATGGGGGAAGAATGATGATTGAGAAAATTATTAATCACTGGATAAGACACAAGACAAAGAATCTGACAGAAATATCGCTTTTTACAATGACTTTTGATTATCGTAAATATAAGACACAAGGCAAGAAAGATAGCTGCACAATGCATTGCCACCCAGATATTGCGAAAGATGAATTTGTGAAAAGCAAATTACAGGAAGTTGTTGACTATATCAGAGATAACTATGATTTGGATATATTTACGAAGATTTGAGGTGCGATATGAAAGATTGCTCAATTTGCAAATATTGTGATGAAGATTTTGATTTTGATAAAGAAACAGGAGAAGAATATCCGGTTTATGAATGCCAAAAAGGAAATGATACATCACTTGACTGTGAGTGCAAGGATTTTAAGAAATACAAGCCTCGAAAATATAAAGAGAAAAATACCGAATGCGATATATGCGAATACAGAGAAAAATGCGCAAAATATAGTTCCGGGATAGACTGTACAACTTGTAGAGATACAAAAACACATATTATTTATTCACAAGACAAATGTATTAAAAGGGCAAAAGAACTAGGTGTTGAGATACCTAAAGATATCCAGAAAGCTACAGATTGTAAATATTATGAAATGTTAAGCTACGGAGTACTTGGCGTGACTCACACATGCGTGAATGAGAAAAGTAATTGCTATTTAGATTACCCAGTTATATGCCTTAAGAAGTGCGGATTTTATGAAAAAAACAAATCTATATATAGCATGAAGCACTTTGAAATAAATAACATATCTTTCAATGTTGGTTACGGAGAGAAATATGCTATTGATGTTACAAATGAACGATTAGACATTGTTGGCATGCAAGTACTTGGTAGAAAACCTATAAGGATGGTCGAAAAGGACTATGTGAGAAATGGCATAATAATTAAGGCACTTGAATACATAACTTGCAATAACTGGAGAAAAAAACACGGATTGCCAATGTTAAAACACTATTCACGCAAAACAGAATAGTCAATAACGGATTTTTATTTGATAAGTGAGGGTGGCTTATATGAAACATCAAAAAGAATGGTGCACTTGCGATAGATGTGGTGCAGAAATTAAAAAAGGAATACTGTGTGGAAATTCGGTTACAAAGAACGGCATTTTTAATACCACATACGACTTGTGCTATAAATGCATGGAAGATTTTGAAAGATTTATGGAAAATGAAAAATAATAAATTGTAAAGGAGAAAATAAATTATGAATTTTGGACAGGCAATTGAAGCATTAAAAAACGGCAAAAAAGTAGCAAGAAAAGGTTGGAACGGCAAGGGAATGTTTGCATATTACGTTCCGGCTGGCAATTTTAAGTCTTATACAGAAATTGGGAAATCCATTGCAGATAAAGACGATTTAGTACATTACAATCCGTATTTTGCTATCAAAAATGTTAATGACACTGTTTCTACATGGGTTCCGTCAATTAATGATTGTTTAGCAGAGGATTGGTATGTAGTTGAGTAGCATATGGGAGCGTGTTTGAACTATGAGCATGGCAGAAGTAATTAAATCAATAGAGCGTGAAGCACTGAGAGAAGCACAATCGCACGAAATAGGCGGTAGAAATGGTAAGTCGATAGACTGCTCCACTTTAGGAGATGAACTTGCTATTGAGGCAGATATTAAAGCTGACAGGCAAGCGTTGAAAGATTGCTTTAAGGAGTAAATAGAAATGAAAATGCAAATAATAGCAATGTTTGCGATAGCAGGAGCCACATTTTTATTCTTGGGTGTATATTTTCTAATTGACCATATCATAACAGGAAAAAGGCTCAAAATAAATCAAAAGGCTTGGGATGAATGCAGTTCAAATATGGATTTTAATAGAAAACTTAATGAGTATTTGCCTTGGTGTAGAGAACAAAAGATAAAAAACGGATGGAAATTTTATTATTTCCCTAGAATGTAAATACAATTACCGGCTAACAAATAGAGTTAGCCGCTACCCTAAAACAGTTATAGGCAGAGGTCTATAAGCACCTTTGCTGAAAAGTGGAGGTGCTTTTCTTATGGCTAGTCAGAGCCTTATTTCTACAATCAATGGATATGAAAATTACATAGAGAGAAATGGAATAGATGAACAGGTAATTGATGCCTATGTAGACGCTTGCAGTGTAGCCATAAACGGCGAGAAAGATATTGAGTATGGACTACAACTTACTAAGAGGGCAAAAGAGCTTATAGAGGGCTTCTGCATGACTGAAACAGGCGGTACAATTTGGGATTTAGAAAAGTATGCGTTTGCAAATAAAACGGAATATGAGCTGATTAATTGGTTTTACGATATTTTACTGATTGAAGCGCAAAACAAGGTTGTTGACAGTTTTTTTAGATACATAGAAAAGAAACGTGAACCTAAAGAAAGATTCTATATGCCGAGAAGAAAACAGTTTATCAAAATAGGCTTAATAGAAGCATTACAAGGTATGATTGATGATAAATACGATATTTTATGTATTTCTCTGCCACCCGGAACAGGAAAAACTACAATCGAAAAGTTTTTCCATTCTGCGGTTATAGGTTGGTACTCAAACGGATATAACCTTTTTTATTCACACAGCGGAGACATTACACGAATGTACTATGATGGCGTATATGATATTGTCACAAACGCTGACGAGTATACATGGGGAGAAGTGTTCCCTGGACTTGAAGTAACAAGCACAAATGCAAAGCTTGAACAGTTTAACGTAGGAAAATATAAGCCGTTTCAATCTGTACAATGTACATCTGTCGGTAGTAAAAATGCCGGTAAAGTCAGAGCCAACAAATTTCTGCTAGTTGATGATATGATAGGCGGCATTGAAGAAGCACTAAACCCAACATATCTTGACAAATTGTGGGATAAATATGCAGTAGATGCACGACAAAGAAAGATACCAGACGAGGATGGAAACCCATGTAAAGAAATACATATTGCTACAAGGTGGAGCGTTAGAGATGTAATAGGACGTATTATACAAGCTTATGAGGGGAACAAACGAGTTAAAGTAATATCCGTGCCTGATGTAGACCCAGTAACAGGAGAAAGTAATTTTGACTTTGAATTTGGTGGCTATACAGTAAAGGATTTTGAAGATATTCAGTTGCTTATGGATGAAATCTCATATCGCTGCCTGTATAAACAAGACCCTATCGAACGTGAGGGCTTATTATTCCCGGACGATAAAATCCGCAGATACCTTAATCTACCACACGGAGAACCGGAGATTATTACGGCTCAATGCGATACAAAAGGAAAAGGCACAGACTATTTTGTTATGCCAATACTTCAAAAATATGGCGAGGACTATTACTGTGTTGATTGCGTGTGCGATAATACGGCAGACTATGAAATGCAGTATGAAAATGCGTCAAACACATTAGTCAATAATCAAGTACAGGAATGCGAGTTTGAGCGTAATGCCGGCGGTGACAGAGTGGCTATGGAAGTCAATAAGCGAGTTGAAAATAAAGGGTGGATATGCAACATCACTGATGTACCGACAGAGACAAATAAGGAAGCACGTATTTTTCAGTGTTCTAACTGGATTTTACAACATATTATTTTCAAAGACCAATCACTTTATAAGCCCAATGAGCCTTATGGAGTAATGGTATCACTGCTGAAACGATATTCAGTAACAGGCAAAAAACAGCTTGATGATGTTCCTGATGTTTTTTCAAACTTTGCATTAAGAATGACAAAAGGAAATAGGATAAAGCAGACAGTAATAATATCAAGTCCGATATAACAGGAGGGTTTATATGACAACTAAGGACTATCTTAACCAGATAAGCTATTACAATAAGATAATTGATAATAAGTTGATAGAAATAACACAGTATAAAGAATTATCATACAGCATATCAGCGGTTGTTAATGAAGAAAGAGTTATGTCATCATCAGATCCGGACAAAACAGGATGCGGATATGTCAGACTTGAACAAATGGAAGAAAGCCTTGACAAGCTTATAGATAAATACATTGATGTAAAGAACAAAATAATAGAGCAGATAGAACAGATAAACAACGAAGATTATTACACAGTATTGTTTCTAAGATATGTCAGAAAGTTTACATTTGAAAAAATTGCAAATGAAACAGACTGGTGTTGGCGACAGGTACATAGAATACATGCTAAAGCACTACAAGCCTTTGAAGACAAATATGGAAGTGAATATCTGTAAAAGATGTCATAGAATGTCACATTACCAGCGTGGTATAGTATATCTGTAAGAAGTCACAAAGATGTTTCTTCATAAACACATCCTTATCGGAAGCACCGTTGCTTAATTGCGGCGGTGTTTTTGTTATGCAACGAGGTAGAAATATGAATAAAGATAAATCAATTATGTGTCCGAACTGCCATAAGTTTTTGACTAAGGCAGACAGCAAAGACACAAGAACACATAAATTAGCGTGCAAGCATTGCCACAAATGGATATGGTATGTGCCTAACGATGATGATAATTTTCAGATTAAGGAAATACCACAAAGCAGAAGTTCAAGCGGCATGACATTTTATTAGAGGTGTAGATAATGCAGACAGGAAGAATTGCTATTTATACAGGTGCAAAAGAAATAACACCTGACAATATAATACCGATTTTGCGTGAAGCAATTTTGGAACATGATATTAATTCCAACAGAATACAGTTTCTTCTTGATTATGACGCAGGAATACAGCCGATAGTTAGGAAGAATCCAAAGACTTACAGACCAGACATTGACTGTGAGTGCTGTGATAATGTGGCTAATGAAGTCACGGAGTTTAATTTAGGTTTTAAGTGGGGAAATCCTATAACGTTAGTTCAAAATGGCGACAATGAGGATTCTAACCTTACAAAAGCTATAGCGGAATTAAACAGTTGCTACGAATCACAGAACGCAAGACAGAAGCAGCAGAAACTTGCAAGATATGTTGAAATCGGTGGTGTTGGATATGTCCTCATTGATGTGAATACAGAATACGAGGATGGGGAAAGCTATTTCACATATAATGTATTAGACCCAAGAACAACATTTGTTGTAAGGTCAACCGCCTACAGCGACAAGAGAGTTGTCCTTGCTGGGACATATATAAAAGATAAACACAGCGGTATCAGGTATTACACTTGTTTTACTAAAGATACGAGATATGAAATTACCGACGGAATAAAAATCACTAACGGAAAAAATAAAGGGAAAACAAAATGGGGGTTTTTGGAGAGAAGCGGAGAAGAAAACCCACTGCATAAAATTCCTATTATTGAATACACAAGGTCATTTGATAGAATGGGCTGTTTTGAACGGCAAATATCTGAAATGGATAACTTAAACCTACTCATTTCAGATTTTACAAATGATGTCGAACAGAATACACAGGCAGTTTGGCATACAAATGATGTTGATTTTCCAGTTGAACAGGAAATAACGGTTAATAAAGATGGAACGCAACGCATTACTGAAAAAGTAAGGAAACCAAAATCTGGAGAATGGATGCAGACCTATACATCAGTAGATGGCAAAACTCCAATAGTTGAGCCACTTGCAATTAATTACGATTACACAGGTATGCTTAACAATATCCAATCAAGGCGACAGATAATCTTGCAGAAATGCAATGTTCCACAACGAAATGATAATAGCGGTGGCAGTACAGGAGTTGCAATGTCAGATGCAACAGGCTGGTCACAGGCTGAAACAGCAGCGGCAAAACAGCAATTAATTACCGATGGCTGCAAAATGGAAGAAATAAAAGTTGTTCTTGCGGCTATTAAGTTGTCAAACAATGTTAACAGCAGCAACCCATTACTTAAATTAAGGGCAAGAGATGTAAAGCCTAACATTAAGCGGCAAAAAACTTATGAAATGTCAACCAAGGTTAATGCCATGGCGACATTAATAAGCCACGGATTTAGCCTTAAAGATACAGTTGATGCAATTCCATTCTTTGATGACCCTAACGATGTTGTAGCGAGAAGCGGAGAAATGGTTAAGGCATATCAAGACAGCATAATTAACAAAGATACACAGAATCAAGCAGAGGGCGGAGATGGTGAACAATCGCCTAATAAAGACCGCACAATGCAAGACTTATCAGACCAGACAGAAAATAGTCCAGTTATAGATAAGAGCAGAACAGATAAATAATTGATATTGAGCCACAGGGTAGAAAATGCCTTGTGGCTTTTTATATGCCCTAGAGAAAGGGCAATACAAATATCGCAAGAAGTTGAGAGAACAACAAAAAACGCAGAAAGCAGAGGTAAAGAAATTATGGCAGATGTAACTAACACAACAACAGAACCAACAACTAATAATGAGCCACAAAACGAAGAACAGACACCTAGCGTAGAAGAACTTATGGCACAGCTTGCTAGTGAAAGAGCTGAAAAAGAGAGGTATAAGAATGCCTCTGATAAAGCCAGTTCAGAAGCAGCTAAGTATAAGAAAGAACTTCGCTCAAAGCAGACAGCAGAAGAACAGGAAGCAGAAGCAAAGGCAGAAGCTGAAAAGTTGCAGGCTGAAAAGTTCGAGAACATGAGCAAAGAGCTTAATCACATGAAAGCTGTCAACGCTTATCAGAAAGTTATAGGTGATGGAAAGGATATTGATTCTTTGATTGAGGCAGTTGCAGACGCAGACCATAGCCTTATAGCAACTGTAATTGCTAATGAAGTGCAAAGACAGGTTAAAGAAGCTAAGGCAGAATGGCTTAAATCAAGACCGGCTATTAACGCGGGCGGTGGAGAAGAAAGCACAATAACACAGGAACAGTTCAACAAGATGAATTACCACGAAAGAGTGGAGTTCAAAAATAAGAATCCAGAACTTTACAAGAAGTTCACAGAGTAGAAAACGGAGGTAAATAAACTATGCCACAGACTAAGTTAGCAAATTTAGTAGATCCACAGGTAATGGCTGATATGGTATCAGCTAAGTTGCCAAAGAAGATTAAGTTCTCACCTATCGCAAGAGTTGATACAACACTTGTAGGCAGACCGGGAAGCACAATCGTTGTGCCAAAGTATGCTTATATTGGTGACGCAGAAGATGTAGCAGAAGGTGTTGCTATGGGTACAACAGTGCTTACAACATCTACAACAGAAGCAAAGGTTAAGAAAGCAGGTAAGGCTGTAGAGCTTACAGATGAATCGGTATTATCTGGTTATGGCGACCCACTTGGTACAGCTATCAATCAGATTGCTATGTCAATCGCTGCAAAGGTTGATAATGACAGCTATGACGCACTTTGCACAGCACCTATTGATTACGATGGAACAGCAGCACCTATCAGCTATTCAGCAGTTGTAGCAGCTAATAGCAAGTTTGATGATGAATCTGATTCATCACTTACAAAGATATTATTCATTAATCCGGCGCAGGAAGCCACATTACTTAATGACGCTGATTTTAAGAGCAATGACAAGTACCCACTTAATGTAATTATGAATGGCACTATCGGTTCTATCGCAGGAGCGCAGGTTGTTAAGTCTAAGAAAGTTAAGCTGGTTAAGTATGAGCTTGATGATTCAACAGGAACAATCAATGTTGTAGCTGACACAACAAGCAAGGATGCAACGAATGTTCACCTTGACACAGCACTTGCACATACGCTTAAGTCAAAGGACAAGGAAATCAAGGTAGGTAGCAAGTTAAAGGCTGTTACAACAGAGTTCTACGCTTGTCCTATTGTTATCGTATCAGCAGAAGACCCTAACGAGGACACAGGTGCAGACGGCGTATCAGAGGAAGAGAACGCACTTACAATCTATATGAAGAGAAGCGTTGAGATTGAATCAGACAGAGATATTCTTGCAAAGACAACTGTTATCTCTGGTGATGAACACTATACAGCAGTCTTAAGCAATGATTCAAAGGTTGTTCTTGCTAAGTTCGGAAAGTAAGAGGTGTTTATATGTTATTAAGACGACATAAAATCAACGCCGCAAAGCAGAGCGAAGAAGTAACAGCAGATAATGTAAGACAGGAAGCTGTTTATGGAGATGAGCTTAAATATGAGGAAGAGCAGGACAAATTCCCTGCTCAACCTACAAGCGATTACACAAAGACAGCTATTAAGCGTATGCCAACAGCGGACTTGCAGACACTTGCCTTAGAACAAGGTATTGAGAACGCAATGGAGCTTACAGGAGCAGAGCTTAAAGAACTGTTAATTGAGAAATTAGGGTTATAGGAGCTGAAATTATGACATTAAAAGATACTGTAGAAATGATGAACAGCAACGACTATAAGGAAAGGTTTAAAGCTGAGTATTATCAGTTGGTTACAAGATATAGAGGTCTTAAATCAATGCTTACAAAATGGGATGAGAGGACATTAAATTTTGAGCCAACTTACCCTAGAAGTACATATAATATGCAGATTAAAGCAATGACTGACTATATTGCAGTCCTTGAAGCAAGAGCAGTAATGGAAAATGTAGAGTTTTAGAAAGGGTTTGAACTATGGCAGAATACACCACATTAGAGCAAGTCAAAATCAGGCTTAAACAATTTCATATTGATGCTACAACATCTGATGTGGTAGTGTTCGATAACAAAGAAGATAATCCAATAATCGAACAGCTTATTAAACAAGCTACAGAAGATGTAAAAGCAAGAAGAAATTACCCCGACAGCTACACAGATGAAATGATAGCAGAAGACTTAAAGAAATTTGAAAGTGTTATTGTTAATCTGGTTGTCTACGACCATTCGCAAGCTGGTGAAGCGTTTATGGCAAGCTACAATGAGAATGGTGTAAACAGAACTTGGAGAGATAGAGACAGCTTATTTGTTGGGGTATTTCCGTTTGCTAAGGTTTTATAGAAGATTGTGCGTTACCAATATGGTAGCAGGCGGCACACATTAAGGGTGGTGGGCGGTGTGCCTATTAATTTTGCAGGAGATATAAAATGAAAGAATTTTTATTACAAACTTATACCGTAGTATTACCGATATTACTTGGCTATATAGTTTGGCTTCTGAAACAACAGAAAAAGGACAAAGACGCCAATAGCAAAGGCACAATGTTGCTTTTGCGAGTACAGCTTATCGAATATCACGATAAGTATATGAAAATAGGCGAAATTCCATCTTACGCCTATGATAATTTCGTTGAGATGTATAACGCATATCACGCTTTAGGCGGTAATGGGATGGTAACTAAGATGTATAACGAAATACAGGAAATTCACTTAAAGAATGGAGGTAAAGATTAAAATGGATATAACATCGGTAACAACAGTTGTAGCAATCGTTGTAATTACATATCTGATAGGCTTAGGAGCTAAAGCAATCCCACACATTAAGGATAATTACATTCCTATAATCGTAGGCGTTGCAGGTGGCATCTTAGGCGTTGCAGGTATGTATGTAATACCAGACTTTCCGGCAAATGACATTCTTAATGCAATCGCAGTAGGAATTGTGTCCGGACTATCAAGCACAGGTGTTAATCAGATTTATAAGCAGGTAAAGAACAATGCTTGACATTAATAAGCAGGCTATGAAGTATTCACTTCAAGGACAGACGGTAACTATCTATGAAAGAGACGATGACGGCAATATCCTTTATGAAGGATATACCGACACAGAGGGCAACTTCATTCCTTATCTTGATGATGAGGGGAATAAGATACCCAAAGTTTTTGAAGAAAAAACAGGCTTTTCAGAGCCAGTGGATTTCAAAGCAAACATATCATTCAGCGGTGGAGAAGCACAAAGCAAGGAATACGGCTTTGACACCGCTGATTTTGACGCTATTTTGCTGACGGATAGGAACACACTACCTATTCAAAAGGGCGACCTTATCTGGCTTGATAGCAAGCCTACATACACATCTGACAGTCTTGTTGATGAAACATCAGCGGATTTCACGATTGTAGGCATTAAGCCAGCATTGTATTCAACTAAGTATATGCTTAAAGCGGTTGTAAAGTAGGTGCATTATGGCAAGACATACAATTAATATATCCTTGTCTGAAAAGTCTGTAAATGAAGCTATCAGACAGCTACAACAGTACAAGCAGAGTTTACAGTATAAATGTGAACTGCTTGTTGAACGGCTAGCAGAATTAGGCGACAAAGCGGCAATTATGAGTGTTAATGAAAGTCCATTAGGCAGAACAGTAACATTAAGAGTTGACAGAAAGCCTATTCAAGATGGCTACCAAGCTATTTTAATTGCTACCGGTAAAATTGTTGAAGTAGAAGATAGAGAGCCATTTTACACACTGTTAGCGATTGAATTTGGTGCTGGTATTTATTACAACAGCGGCAACGAGAACCCAAAGGCTAATGATTTCGGCTTGGGTGTAGGAACATATCCGGGGCAGATACACGCATTTGAAGATGGCTGGTACTACTTAGGTAATGACAATCAATGGCACTACACACGCGGCGTTAAAGCTACAATGCCTATGTATAACGCTACAATGGAGATTATTAATCAGTATAAGCAGATAGCAAGAGAGGTGTTTAGTTAATGGCAAATGCAAACGATTGGGCGATAGACCTCGAGAATACAGTCACAGCACTTGTCAAGTCTACAACCCTAACACAGCTTAAAAAGAAATATCCAAAGATAGTCATAACAAATGAGGGGGAAAGCAGCGGTCAAGCAGTATTCCCGACAGTATACATTCATTTACTGTCAGCAGTTGAACAAGGGCAAACACTTGACGGACAGGCAATTAACGCATTGTTAGCAACATTTCAAGTAGATGTTACCACTAATACAAGTAAGTCTGACTGTCGCAAGGTTATGGCGATAATTACAGATACATTTAAGACAATGAGATTTCAAGGTAACGCAATGCCGGAATTTTCAATCAATAACAAAGTACATAAGAGTACTGCTAGATTCAGAAGAATGATAGCGGCAAATGACAGATTAATGTAACAAAGAGCAGAAATGCTCTTATTTTTTTGCAAATTTTTAGGAGGTAGACAAGGCAATGGCAAGTACAAGTTATAAAGCTAGAGTTATCTACAAGGAGCATAGCGAAGATGGTTTTGCAGGCTCATATAAGTTAATGGTTGCGGCTAAGTCAATTTCAGCACCAGTATCAGCACCTAACACAGTTGAAAGTACAACATTTGAAGATGATTCACAGACATTCTTAATGGGTATCAAAACATCTGACGCTAAGACTTACACAGGAAATCTTGAAAAGGCTTATTTACAGGACTTAATCAAAGCAGAGGGTAAGCAGTTAGATATTATTCAGTTATATGGCTCTGACGGATTAGGTGCGGTTGCTAAGTACGCATTTGTCGGACAGGTAACAGCAACACCTAATGATGTTTCTGGTACTGATTCGGTACTTGAAATGACAGTAACAGCAGTTCCTAACACTTCACCTATAGAATGCACAGACAAGCTTCAAGTTGTCGAAGCTGCTGGTGGCACATTCACAGTAACAAAGGTGGGGGAATGATAAGCCAATCGACTAAATCAAAGGCTGTGTCGATTGGTGGCACAAACGCCAAAACAGCCGACTACACATCATATCTTGATGATGTAACAGAATAATTATTTTAAAAGGTAGGTGCGGTGTAAAATCCGCACCTTTCCCTATATGGACGATAGGGTGGGAAAGGGTAAAAATTATGATGAATATTAATGTAAACGGAAAAGAATACAAAGTTGAGTTCTCTTTTGGCGCAGCAGAGTGCAAAGAGATAGTACAGAAAATGTTTTCTGTTGTTAACGGTTCTTACTTACTTGCACAGACAGATAAAAGTGTTGCACAGGCTTCTTTTGACGGCTTGGCAAATATGACAGCAGATGTGCCAGAGATTTGCATTTTAGCCATTTATGCAGGCTGTATTGATAATAACCCAGTAACTATGAATGAAGCAAAGGAACTCACTAGGGCATATATTACAGAGAAAAGAAAGACAGATAAGAGTTACGGATATAGAACATTGTTTGAAGAAATCAAGAAAGCGATGGAAGATGATGGTTTTTTCGAGCTGTCGGGGATAACAATGATGTTAGAGGAAATGGCGAACAATGTGGAAGAAGCGGCACAGGAGCAGAAGAAGCCGACAGTAGTTCCACAGGACCACAAGAAAAAGCAGACTTCCACAAAATAATATGGGAAGAATACTTTGTTTTAGCCAGTTCACTAGGCGTTAGTTATTCAGACTTTCTAAAAATGACACCTAAAAAATTATTACTATACGCAAAAGGCAAAAAGATTGATAGACAAAATCGAGATGCAGAAATGTATAACTGGTTTTTTGTCTATGCAATACCGGCTATTTCTTGTGGCATTGGTGCGGCATTTAGCAAAGATACACACATTGAATATCCGAAGCAGGCTATTTTATCAGAAAAAACGGAAGAAAGCGAAGAAGATACCTACGATAAAGAGTTACAGCGAATGTTACTCAATGAACAGAAATGGGCGGCACGAGCTGAAAAGAGAGGACTACCGCCAACAATCCTATAAAGGGGGTTAAAGCGTGGAATTAGATTCGTTAGAAGTCAAAATTACCGGTACTGCCACTAAAGCTATTAATTCCGTCGATAAACTGATAAATCAGCTTACAAGGCTGTCAACATCACTTGCGACTGTGAATGGTTCATCACTAAGCGGTCTTGCGAGTGGTGTTAGTCAGTTAGGTTCTGCTATGCAGAATATGAACGCAGGAACAGCAGATTTTACAAGACTTGCTAAGAACATCACAAAGATAGGTTCTGTTGATTCGGTTGCATTAACTAACACAGCTACATCACTTCAAGCTGTCACAAAGGCAGTTGCAAGCATATCAGCTATTCCGCAAAATGCAACACAGGTCACAGAATTTGCAAAGTCACTTGGTAAGCTAGGCAGTAAGAGTATAGAAAACGCCGTTGTAAACATTCCGAAGCTAGGCAATGCTTTAAATGGCTTAATGACAACGCTATCAAGAGCACCAACAGTAAGCCAGAATGTTATTCAAATGACTAACGCATTGGCTAATCTTGCTAGTCAAGGTAGCAAGGTGGGCACTTCTTCAAACTCACTTCAAAAAACGCTGTATGGCGTTTCTACGAGTGCTAGAACAGCAACTAAAAGCAGTTAGAACTTGGCAAGTGCGATAGGTAAGTTTTATGCCACATATTTTATGGTAATTCGTGGTAGTAAGAAACTTATAGAAGCAATAAAGTCAACAACAGATTACATTGAAGCATTTAACTATCAAGCGGTTGCATTTGGCAAAATCGGTTCAGAATGGGATAAAGACTATGAAAAGTACGGATATGATAACGCAACAGCATATACAGAGAGCTTCCAAAGCAGAGTAAATAATACTCTCGGAAAGCTATCTGGCTTAAAAGTCAATGTTCAGGGCGGCTTACTTGAAGAAAGCGGAGCAAAGAACTTAGGACTTAACATACAGGAGATAACACAGCATGCTTCACAGTTAGCTTCTGTTACTAACTCACTAGGGCAAACAGGCGAAGCGACAACAGCAATAACAAAGTCAATGACAATGCTTGCAGGCGATATAAGCTCACTTTTTAATGTGGACTATTCAACAGTAGCACAGAACTTACAAAGTGGCTTAATTGGTCAATCAAGGGCATTGTATAAGTATGGTATTGATATTACTAACGCTACATTAGCGACATATGCTTATAACTTGGGAATTTCCAAGTCTGTATCAGAAATGACACAGATGGAAAAACAACAGTTAAGAGTGTTAGCTATACTAGACCAATCAAAAGTATCGTGGGGTGATTTAGCCAATACGATTAACAGCCCATCAAATATGTTACGCCAGTTCAGTAACAATATGAAAGAGGTAGGAATGGTAGCAGGACAGCTATTTATCCCGATTCTTTCAAAGGTTATGCCAATAGTAAACGGAGTAACTATTGCAATCAAAAGATTATTAGTTGGTCTTGCTTCTTTAATGGGTGTAAAGATTGACTTTGAGAGCTTCGGACAAAGTGGCTACAAAGATACATCGGACGGCTTAGAAGATATTTCAGATGGCTACAAAGATGTAGCTGATTCAGCAAAGAAAGCTACATTATCCCTTATGGGATTTGATGAAATAAATAAATTACAGGACGATACAAGCTCAAGCAAGGGTTCAAGCGGCGGTGGCGGTGGTAGCACTATTGATTTGACAGACGATATTGCTAAGGCAGCGGCAGAATATGAAGCAGCTTGGAATAAAGCATTTGCCAATATGGAAAATTCGGCAGTTGCTTGGGCTGATAAGATAGAGAAAGCACTTGAACCTGTTAGGAAGATATTTAAAGATTTTGCAATCGGGGATTTTTATGCAGCAGGACAAGATACATCTAACCTTGTGGCAGGAATTTTTAATTGGTTTGCAAAGGCTATAGATGATGTTCCTTGGTATACAATTGGACATAATATAGGAGAGTATTTAGCTGGACTTAATTGGCTTGAAATATTTTCAAGCCTTGGCAATGTGTTATGGCAAGCCATTAAAGCAGCTATCGAATTATGGAGTGGTTCATTTACGGCAGCACCAATCGAAACAACCTTAATAACGGCTATAGCAGCATTAAAATTTACAGGCTTAGGAAGTGTTTTGAAAAAGAAACTCGTTACAGTAATAGGGACAAGTATTAAAGGTGCTTTAAAATCATTCGGAACAGGTAGTATAATATCAGGAATAGGTGGATTACTTACAACAGATATAGGCACTATTATAGGAGCAGGAACAGCAACAGAAATAGGCTTAACTATAGGTGCTGGAATAGTAGGTGGAATAGTAGCTGCTATTGCTGGATTTAATTTAGGCAATTGGCTCAATGAAAAATTAACAGGTGAGAAAATAGATATGTCAATGTTCGACCAATTAGCATATCTTATAAAAGCACCATTTGAAGATTTACCTAGCTTTATTGACGGAGTGATAGAAACTATCACATTCGGACATAAAGATGATATAGCAAATTGGTGGACTACAAGTGTTGCGCCTTGGTTTACTAAGGAAAAATGGGGAGAACTGGGAGACAACATAAAAACATCTTTAAGCGAAAAATGGAACAGTTTTTCAGATTGGTGGGGCAATACAGCTATTGTTAGCTGGTGGAATAATAATGTTGCACCGTGGTTTGAAAAAGAAACATGGGTTGACGCTGTTGATGGAATGAAATTAGGAATACAAGAAAAATGGGATTCAATCGTTGGTTGGTGGAACAGTCTTGCAATTGTTTCTTGGTGGAGCAATGATGTGAGACCGTGGTTTACTAAGGAAAAATGGGAAAACTTAGCTGACGGAATTAAAAAAGGTATTCAAGGGAAGTGGGATGATGTTGTAGATTGGTGGGATAGCAAACCAGCACTTCAACGCATTTCTGTGGCTATCGAAGATTTTAAAACTAAGATACAGAATGCTTGGAACAGCTTTAAGCAGTGGTGGAATGATTTAGGACTTGAATTTCCACATATTGACACACCACACTTTAAGATTGACGGAGAATTTAGTCTTGCACCGCCTAAAGTACCAAAAGTCAGTATTGATTGGTATGCAAACGGCGGATTCCCAGGCAAAGGACAATTGTTTGTCGCAAACGAAGTTGGACCCGAAATGGTTGGTACTATGGACGGAAGAACAGCAGTAGCCAATCAGCAGGAAATCACAACAGGTATTGCCAACGCAGTTTATCCAGCGGTTTACAATGCAGTTGTAGCGGCTATGTCAGAAGCTAACAACAATGTAAACATAACATTACAAGGTGACGCAGATAAGCTGTTTACAATGGTGCAAGACAAAGCTAATAGTTATACAAATATGACAGGACAAGCGGCTTTTCCATATTGATAAGATAAAAGTATTGTGTTATTCTTTTACTATATATAAAAAGCAAAGGGGTAACGCAATATGGGAGATAAGAAACAGAAAAAGAAAGATAGTAAACTTAGCATAGTGGCAGCGGTTATGGCACTTTTTACTTTTACAATTCCAGTAGCACTTATATTAGCTATTGTGGATTTGACTAAAAGCAAAGGGAATAGATCACAAAGGCATTTAGGTTCTTATTTTGCAATTATATTTTCGATATTAATGTTAATAGTAGTAATTGACAGAAATGGAAATAATAACAATGCAGACGGCATAAATGTCACTAAACAAGTTGCTGCAACAGAACAGAACACAGATACAGTTACATATGATAATACAACGCTTAAATATCTTAAGCATGATGTAATTACAGATAGCAATGACAGAGAAGTTCTTGTTGTTTATTTTGACTTTGCAAACAATTCAGAAGATAACACAGCCTTTGCATATAATTATAATGTTACATGTTTTCAGAACGGCAAAGAACTCGACTATCCGTTAGTTAGTTTTGACATTGACGAATACAATAATATTGCAAGAGAATTACAGACAGGTACAAATATTACAGTTGCAAGGATATATATACTAGAAGATAAAAGTAATGTTGATTTAGAAGTAACGTCACTGGGAGATGATAAAAAACTTATGAAATTAATATTAGAATTACAGTAGAGGAAATATGTATGTCAGTGAAAAAAGATTTAGCTGAAATGCTAGAAGCAATAGGGATAAAGAAAAAGCAACAGCCACAAGTTCAACAACCGTTGGATCCCAGCTTCAAAGGAGTGTACAAAGCGACGGAAAACGGATTGGTTGAAGTATATTGTCCAAGATGTAGTAGTTGGGATTGTTCTCACACGCAGATTACAACAACTGTACCGCAGAAATCCAAAACAAGATATACTGTTAACCTGAATCCTTTAAGACCGTTTACACTGGTTAATAAGAAAGAGAAGATTAAGCAACAAGGCGGAACTTATTCACAACATAGGTTTGTGTGTAACAAATGTGGGCTGATTTTTTGGTAAACAAAAGGCTGTCAGCCCGACAACTGACAGCCAAAAGTTACAATACCGCTTAAACAAGCAGTACAGATATTATATAACACTAATTGAATTAATGCAATAGAAATATTAAGGAATGTATCAGAAATGGTGCATTCCTTTTTTAATGCCTTGAAAGGGGTGGTTTGATTGATTGACGCAGTTGTGATTGAGGGGGTTAGATTCCCAGTAGCATATAACGGCTACACATACAGTAGGAATAAGATATGGTCTAAGAATACAGGAAGAAACGACTACGGCGAAATGGTAGGCACAATCGTGGATATCAAAGACAAAGTAGAGCTTCAATTACCGCCATTAACAGGTGAACAGGCACTATTGCTTGATAATGTAGTAAGCGACGTAGATAATCCATTCCCAACGGCACAAGTCTTATTCTTAGGTGGCACACAAAAGGAAATGACAATATACACAGGAGATGTGACGTATCCGTACCTTACAAGGGCAAAGAATGAGGACGGACTTATAGTCGGAGCAAAATTAAGCTTAATTCAGAAATAAAGGAGAGGGTTCCACATGAAACTTAAAACAAGTGAGTTAATAGACAGATTTCAAAGTTTAAGTAATATATCACATGACAAGACTACAGGCAGAATTGCTATGGCTGTTATGTGCAATATTAAGGCATTGGAAGAACTGTACAAGGCAACGCTACAGACCATAGAAGATACTAAGGTTAAGTATGCAGATAAGGACGACAGCGGCAATCCAGTTATCAACGATAATCAGTATCAGGTTACATCAGAGAACTTAAAGAAGTTACAGGAAGAAATGCAGGAAATCAACGAGCAGGAGATTGAAGCACCTGACATGACAATGCTTCCTATGGACGCATTCGATAAATGCGAAGAAATTACACCAGCTAAATTATACTCAATTGAGTTTATGATAAGCCATTAATCAATCAATAAAGGCGGTGTAGAATGAAGATATTAGACACAGCTATGACGGAAATTGTTAAGGGAAATAGTGCAAGATACTATTCTAAGTATGTTGTTGACGGAAAAGAACATACCGAAACACTTAACAATTTCAAGTTTCAAAACATGATAAATCCCAATAACGAAATTACGATAGGTAACACTTGCAGTAGCGGTGTTACCTTTTCTATTTATATGCCAGCAATAAGCCTCGAAAATAAGGAGATTGCCATATTCGAGGGTGTTAAGGTTGGTACAGAAATTAAGTATATTAAGTTGGGAATATTTACAGCTACTAAACAGACAAGTGACGGAGAATACACAAGCTATGAAGCATACGACAGAATGTATAAGGCTGACATGCCTTACTTCTCGGATATGGCATTCCCTAGCACTGACAAAGCTATTCTTGGTGAGATATGCGGCAAGTTAGGTATATCTTTAGCGACAAATATAGTTACAGCACATACTATCAGTGACAAGCCACAAGGATATACCTATAGAGAAATTATCGGTTATATGGCTATGTTGCAAGGCTGTAACGCGGTAATTAATTCTGACGGAAACCTTGAATTAAGGTGGTATAAGGATAGCGGTTATGTACTTGACGGACATAAGTATTATCAGCAAGGCGTTACATTTACAACGAGTAAAGATTTTATCATACAAAAACTGACATGTAATAATACCAAGAGTGGTTCCACAGAACAAAGCGAGATTACTTCTGGTGACGGAGCGACAGGATTAACATTTGCGAATCCATTTATGACGCAAGAAATCCTTGATGAGGTCTACAAGAAAATAGGCGGTTTTGCATTCAGACCGCTTACAGTTAAGTTTGTTGGTGACTACCGACTAGAGGTTGGCGACATTATTACTGTTAATAAAGCTGGCGTTGATTACAAAGTGCCTGTAATGCAGATTACACATGAATGCGACGGTGGACTTATGGATACAATTACATCTATAGGTAAATCTGATACAGAGAATACAAGTGTAGCTTCCGGTCCTATTACTAAGCAGATGGAGCGGTACTATGCCGACTTGATAACTGTTAATAAGGCACTAATTAATAAATTAGATGTGGGTACAGCTAAGATTACCTATGCAACAATTGATTTTGCAAATGTCAAAAAGCAGGTTGTTGACACATCGCTTATCAGAGATGGTGCAGTAACAAACGAAAAGGTGCAAAGTCTTTCGGCAAACAAGCTAACAGCGGGTACTATTGACGCAAGCAAGATTACAGTTACTAATCTTAATGCTGATAACATTACAGTAGGTACAATTAATGGAAAACGCATAGGAACAGGCTCTTTATCTCTGGATAAATTAGCTGAAAAAGTACCAACAAAAGAATATTTAGATAAAGTGCAGGAAGATTTACAGGGGCAAATTGACGGAAATATTGAGACATTCACTAAAACAGAAATACCTACACTTAATAATGAACCGGCTGTTAATTGGACAGACGATGCCACGAGAAAGAAACATATAGGTGATATCTGTTATGTGGTTAATCCGGCTTCAAGCGCAGATGGATATTCATACAGATTTGCTGATACAGGTACATTAGAAGCACCTAACTATGAGTGGGTATTAATTAAGGACAGTGATGTTACTAAGGCATTACAGGATATTATTAACATTAATGGCGAGATTACCGGTATTAAGAAGTTTGATGTTGAAATCAGTTCATGGAAAACTGATACAGACAGTGAATTATCAAGTCTTAAAACGCGAACAACTACTCTTGAAACTGACATGGGTAGCAAGGTTGATACTAAGACATTTAACGAGGTTAAGCAAACAGTTGATGAGAACAGTTCTACAATAACCAAAATGTCCGAAACCCTTAGTAAAAAGGCTGATAGTAGTACAGTTACTGCTTTAAGCAACACGGTTAATAGCATTAAACAGACAACGGACACTAACACATCAAGTATCAGCAGTATGCAGACAACCATTAAGAACAAAGCCGATAGTTCGACAGTTACTGCATTGTCAAATAAGGCTTCTGAACTTGAACAGAGTTTGAATGGCTTTAAAACAACTGTAAGCGATACATATGCGACAAAGACAGATTTAAACATAGTTGATGGAAAATTCGCCAATTACAGTACGACAGCACAAATGAATTCTGCGATTACACAGAGTGCAAATAAGATAACAAGTAGCGTTAGTGCAACTTACACCACTAAGACAGAACTTAACAATCTGCAAATTGGTGGAGTCAATAGATTCATAAAGAGCACTGTAACTCCTAATAAGTATATGACAGCCACTGGCATAATAACAGATGGCGTTAACTATTGGGATTTGACGGACTACATAGATGTGTCTAGGTGGACAAACTATGTGGCAAGCGGATGGACTAGCCTAGGCAACGCACCAGCCACATGTTTTTTTGACAGCAATAAAAAGTTTATTAGCGGAGTAGCAGATAAATCTACTGGAGTGAGAGGTTCTCTGCCAGTTCCTTCTAATGCGACATATATGCGTTTTAGCTTTGCACATGTAGATACAGATAGATTGAAAATAGAAAAGGGTACAAAAGCTACAGACTACTCTCCAGCACCAGAGGATGTTAATGCTAAATTTAACAATTATGCTACAACAGCAAGTCTTGACCTTTATATCAAGAAAGACCCAACGACAGGAGAGCTTAAATCTGCCATTGAAGCCATTGCAGATACCATCAACATCACAGCTAGAGGCGGCTTAAATATTTCTGGCGATAGATTCACACTCGCATCAACCAATACAACTATTACAGCAGATGGAACAATAACCTCGAAAGGAACGGGCGTGGGCTCAGACGGAAATGAATACTCGATGGCGGCAACTATGCGAGGCGGAGAGCTTAAAGTATGGAATAATACATCTAATAATGGAGTAAGGATTCAGGGCCACGCTTTATTAGGCTATGACGATGACGGAACTAATACAATTAAAGTAGTATACACTCCAAGCGATGAAGACGACATGACTACTGGTTTTTGGCTGTATTCAAATTTAGGACAAGAAGCCAGTATAACAAGAAAGCAAATATGGCTACAAGGGAATAATAGCGATGGAAGTATATATGGTTATTGCAACATAGGCAAAGGGTATGTGCGCATAGATTCTTCTGGGAAGACATATTATACTGACTGCGAATTGTCTGTAATGGGTACGGCTAAAATTAATAACTTAAACATAAATGGAAGTACGAAATTTACAAGTGATTTATCTGCAATTCAAATATGGAACCAATACTTTGGTTATTGTCAGCCAGTTACAGCTTCAACCAACAGAGTTACGCTTACTTGGACAGATTCAAAATTAGAAGTATGGGTAGATAATACATTAGTAGGAACATTGTTTGGCTAACGGAAAGGAGCAAAAATGTTAAGAACAGTTAAAACAATATCGATTAATGGAACATCGATAATTAATAACATGGTTGCAATGGCAATGTATGCAAACATTCCAGAAACCGGTCCGGCAATAATTGGACAGACAATTACAGATAATCAGTTGTATGTTGCAAATAAGTCGGAGTGTGATAGTGATTATGATAACTTTAAGACAGAGGTTAATAAACTACTCGCAAAAGTACAGTGATTAATATTTATTTTAGAAAGCATGGGTTAATTCCCATGCTTTTATTTTTTAGGAGGTAATTTATGAGTAAATTATTCGGAATTGACACATCAAGATGGCAAGGAGATTTTGACTTTAAAGGTGCAAAGGATAATGAGGGTGTAGACTTTGCTATTATCAAGGCAGGCGGTGCTGATGATGGCTTATATGAAGATAGAGAGTTTGAGAACAGTTACAATAAGCTGGAAAGTGCAGGAATCCACAAGGGAGCATATTTCTTCGGCAACGCATTAAGTGCTGATGAAGCTGTAAATGAAGCCAGATACTTTGCACAGCTTTTAGCAGGCAAATCATTCTGCTACCCGGTGTTCTATGATGTTGAAGCAGGCATGGTTACTGGCAACGACCTTACAGACATTATTATGGCGTTTCTTGATGAAATGAGAAATGCAGGATATAAGAATGTCGGCTTATACTCATACGAGAACTGCATTAACAATTATGTAGACATTTCAAGAGTAAAAGAAGCTGGTTATGCCGTTTGGGTAGCAAAGTATTCAGATGCAGAACCTAGAATTGCCGTTGATTATGATATATGGCAGTTTGGCGGAAGTGTTAATTATCTTAGAGACACACAGATTAACGGACAGACAGTAGATCAGAACTATTGTTATACTGATTATTGCACAGACCATGTAGTTGAAGAAATCACAGTGCCAGACTATGAGCCAGTGCCAGACACTAAGTATCATAAAGGCGATACAGTTAAGGTTATTAACGCTATTCAGTACGATAATGGCGAGCCATTCAGCACTTACTATGATAAGTACAGTGTCTTATCGGCTAGTGGCAGAAGAGTTGTTATCGGTGTTGATGGCGTAACTACTGCTGCTATTGATGAGGATAACATCAGCCTTATCAAGTGTATTTATGACAATGACAATGATGTCAACACAGATACAATAAGTCGTGGTGACGGCAAGAAAGTCAGAGTGCTTGATAACATTGATTATGACGGCGTAAGATTTGCGACATATTATGATGAATATGATGTAATTGAAGAGGATGGAGACAGAATTGTTATAGGTATCGGCACAACAATTACAGCTGCCGTCAATATTGCTAACCTTGAATTTGTCGGCGGCACAAGCTCTGATGATACGCCTACTGATATCTCATTCAGTGAAGATATGGAAGAGGGTAGCACAGTGAGATTTGTTGGCGATGCTGATTATGATGGCACACCTATTAAGGCTTGGTTTGATGAGTATACAGTATCAGAAAGAAGTGGCGACAGAGTTGTGCTTGTTCATGACGGAGAATTATTCGCAGCGGTCAATGTAGCCGATTGCGAATTAGTCTAACCTTAATAAAAATACCGGGAGTGCAATGCTCCCGGTAATATTTTAATTATTCAAATCTATCATAACAGCCATAACAGCAGGAATGGTTGTTATTGTTCCGTTTGTTTTCTTAAATTCCATTCCACCCTCAAGAAGTGTTCCATACATTGTCACATTATCGCCAACAAGCAAATTATAATCAAAATCGTCTCTATAATACATCAAGACAACAATATCATCATTATTGCCATTAACAGCTAAATAATAGCAAGCAATATATTCACTGGATTCTTCACCAGTATGCGTATTTCCGTCTTTATCTTCGACCTCTCCATCATATTTTAATTCCGCTACAATATTACCTGTCAACTTAAATTCTTTATCAATATACTTATTAGGCGTACGCTTGAGCATTTCAACAGTTATATCATCAGGGTATACACTCTTGTCTCTTGACAATAATGTTTCTTGTTCTGTCTGGACTTCACTGGTACTTTCAACATTACTATCAGAAGCACCATTCTGACACGCTACAAGGCTCAATAAGCACATAACAAGCATAACGCTTACAATTCTCTTTATCATAGGTAAACTCCTTTATTTTCTTTCTTTTAACATTTTTTTAAACGATTCTCGGTATTCTTTTATTTTTTTAAGCCATTTAGATTGAGAATCTGACGATACTAGCTTATTATCTGAAAGTGAAAGTGATATTTCAGCGCTTGAAAAATCGGCAGAAAGTGTTTTATCATCAGCTTGTTTTTCTGCTAAATTTGTTAAATTCTCCATTTTAGTGCTTGCTTCTTTTGCGCTTAAAGTTCCATTTTCAAAATCATCAATAATCTGAATTGCACTGCTTATCATTTCTCTGTCGTTCTTAGAGTATTTATATCCATTAAACACTCCTAGATGAGCAAGCAGTGTTGCAACAATGATAACAAGAAAAATCATTACAATAACTATACTTGACTTACTTATTTTTTGTTTCTCTTTCATAGGCAAATCCCCCTTAAATTTAATTTTACTAATCATATCATAATATATATAATTTGTCGAATGATGTCAAAACTTGCGATATCTTTAAGTTGATTTTTATATTATATGTATTTATAATAATAATTGTCCGAGAGAGTTCGGGCAGAATCTTCAAGTTTCGGCTAGGTGGCACTGTTTGATTGGCGTTGGCAGTGTCACCGCTGAAAACTGTTAATCTACTGGGGGTAGATTGACATACAAGAACAGATGTTCTATAATAACACCATCGCTACCAGTGTTATATCGTGCAATAAGGGGGATATATGGAGAATGAGGAATACAGACAAAAGATTATCGAATTAATCAATAATTGCAATAATAATCATTGGCTAAAAACAATATACAGCTACATTAAAGCACTTTTAAAGTAAAAGAAAAAGACCGAAGGTAAATTCCTCGGTCTTTTTAGAGTTGAGCGTCAAATATGAATTGTCGAGAAACATATTTTGAGAGCACTTCCCTTTAAGCTTATTTTAGGCTTTTCCCTGATTACTATATTATCACTCCTTATTTATCAAGTCAATCAGTTTTTCCAAGCTTTCCCAATCTTCTTTATTCAGCTTAGACAATGCAGATACAAGCCTGTGCTTAAAAGTATCTTCACCGCCTGTCTGAATATCAGCTAACATTTCAGCAATCTGTTCATCTTTGGATTTCTCTATAAACATTTCTCCCTTGCCAGTTCGCAGCCATTCTTCATTAACAGAAAATTCACCACACATCAGCTTTATTGTCTGTTCTGACGGATAATTTTCTCCGCTTTCCATTTTGCAAACAGCAGAACGGGATATAGATAGTTTTTGAGCAAAATCAGTTTGACTTATGTTTAGGCTATTTCTGATTCTTTTAATTCTCTCATTCATAAGTAGCTCCTCCTTTTTTAAAAAGTATAATAACATAAAATGTATATTAAGTCAACAAAAAGTGTTGACAATGTATATTAGATGTGCTAGTATGTGTACATCAGATGAACAGAAAGGAGATGAAAAAATGAAGAAACCGTCTGTTTCAGATGTTGCATTAGTGCTATCAATATTTGTTTTGCTGTTTCAGATTTTTTGCCATTTTATTTTACCAAAGTTTTGACAAAATCAATTATTTCTGAATGATGTACAGCAAATTCCATTAAAGCACAGATGATAGAAACAATCACAGAAATCCAGCCTTTAACATCAGCTTTACTTGATGTTTTTAACGCAACATCAGCTTGTGTTTTGGAACTTTTAGCAATTTCCTTAGCTGAATCAGCTTGGGATTTAGCGGATTGAGCCATATCGTGAAGTTCTTTGCTTGTCTTTTCAAGATAGGCGGATTGACTTTCCATAAGTTCATATGGAGATTTGCCTTTTTCATATGTAGGCATTTTGGGTATTGTGGATTGTGGGAATAAGTCATCCATATTGGGATGTGTAGGTTCGTATCGCATGATAATTCTCCTTAGTTTTTAAGGAATTATATCACAGAAAGGAAGTGAATTAAATGAGTGAAAAGGAAAAGGAAGTAGTTGAGAAACTAAAAGAAGCAATTCCTAAGATGTCGGATTTCGACAAGGGTTATATTCTTGGAAAAGTTGAGAATATGGCAGAAAAAAGTGATAAGAAATGTGGCAACGGCAGAAAGGAGTAAACATGAACGATTTACAAATTTTCAATAATGAAGAGTTTGGAGAAGTCCGAACAGCAGCAGTAAATGATGAGCCTATGTTTTGCTTGGCTGATATATGCAGAGTGCTAGAAATCAAAAATGTTTCTGATTGTAAAAGCAGATTAAGACAAAAGGGCATAGTTACTACCGATACCCTTACAAATGGTGGCAAACAGAAGATGATTTTTATTGACGAAAGTAATCTTTACAAAACAATCTTTCAGAGCAGAAAAGAGAGTGCAGAAAGATTTACAGAATGGGTTACATCAGAAGTCCTTCCGTCAATCAGAAAGACAGGAAGTTACAGTAAGCCTTTGACAACATCTGAACAGATTAGATTATTGGCACAGGGCAACACAGAACTTACAGAGAGAGTTGATAAGGTTGAAGATAAGATAACCAGTATCGAAGAAGAAACTCCGCTTTACGGCTGTGAGATTGAAGAAGTGCAGAAACATGTTAGAAAGAAAGGAATTGAAGTACTTGGCGGAAAGGACAGCAATGCGTACAAAGACGGTGGTATTCGCGGTTCAGTATATTCTGATATATACAAGCAGTTAAAACGCGAATTCGGGTGCGTGGCGACATACAAGAGTATTAAAAGAAAATACTTGGCTGATGTACACGAATTCATAGACACCTATTTGTTACCAATAGCACTTGCCGAGGTGGTACATGATACAAACATGTAGAAGAAGATATGAAAGAAAAGATAATTAACATATTTGCAACACTGGCAGGAATCAGCCTTATAGCGTTGATTCTAAGACCGGTACAACCGCAAGCGAAGATTAATCAGCAGAGTGCAGTGTTAAGTGAATGCTACAACTCACATGTTGATTATAAAGTTGAAACTGGAGAGATAAGTGTTGATGAATATGAATTGTCGCTTATGGCACATTTGCTGATGGGTGAATGCGGAGCGACATGTAACGACGATGAAATGCTATATCTTGCAGGAGCCGTTGCTTTGAACCGAGTACAAAGTAAGTATTTTCCTAACAGCATTGAAGAAGTTATCTATCAGTCAGGGCAATATCAATGTATAGAACTTAAAAACAGCGGATTCTATAAAGAGCCAACAGAAAGGTGTTGGAGAATAGCAGAAGAATTATTAATAAGCGGATATGACATACCTAGCGACGTGTTGTATCAAGCTGAATTTAAACAAGGTAGCGGTGTTTATAAGAAAGTGCAGAACATGTACTTTTGTTATAAGTAAGGAGTGTTTATGGAAGCAAGGACAAGAGAAGAAATGTTCAACTTAGGTATTCTCTCTAATAAAAGAGGTTACATCTACATAATCGAAGCTGTTAAACGGTTCAATTCTTCTATAACAATGGAAGAAATTTACAATAGCATTGCCAGTACAGTAGGCAAGTCAAGATGTGCTGTTGAAAGGTCAATTAGAACAGCAATTAAATCAGCTAACCATGATTTATCAGCATGGAAGAATTATGACTGTCTCACAGCAAGAGGGGTTATAACAACGATGTATTACAGATGTAAGGAGAATGCCAATGAGTAGCATAAAAAGAATTATTAAGCTGAACAGAAACAGGCAGAGAGCTATAAAGGAAAAGGATTTTAGAAAATTCTATACTTTCAGCTGCAAAATCCATCTGATTGAAAGAATGGATAAAGTACCAATAGGAAGTTACATATTAAAGTAAGGAGAAGAAAGAAAATGGAAAATGCAATTAATAGCAACAATATTACATTAACAGGAGTAGTTGAGAGAGAACCGATATTCTCGCATGAGGTATTTGGAGAGGGATATTACATATTTATGCTCAAATGCTCAAGAACAAGCGGTAACAAAGATACATTACCAGTAATGATATCAGACAGGCTTACTGATATCAGAGAAATCAAAGTAGGACAGGTTGTCACAGTTTCAGGGCAGATAAGGAGCTTCAACAGGCATATTGATGATGTGAAGAGCAAGCTGATTTTATCTGTATTTGCAAGAGAACTTGAAATACTGGCACAGGACGCAACAGAACTACCATTCGAGGAAAATATTAATACAGTTATACTTGACGGTTATATCTGCAAGCCACCTATATACAGATGTACTCCAAAGGGCAGAGAGATTGCAGACATCCTAGTGGCAGTAAACAGACCATATGGCAAATCAGATTACATACCATGTATTGCATGGGGAAGAAATGCAAGATTTGCGGGTGGACTTGAAGTTGGAGAACACATTCAGATTCAGGGAAGATTCCAGAGCCGTGAGTACACTAAGAAGATAAGCGACAATGAGATTGAGACAAGGGTTGCTTATGAAGTATCAGTAAGCAGGATTGATTACGCAGAGGAGGGCGAAGCTAATGCATAGTGATATTACGGTTAGAGAGTTAGCAAGCATGGCTATTGATGAAGATGTTACATGCCAGATATGGACACCACAGCAGGGAACAGTATTTAACGGTTCATTTGAGGAAGCTAAGTATTCAGCCTATGCGGATAGGGAGATTGATAACTTCCAAGTTGAAGATGGTGTATTTGTTATGAATATATAAATAAGGAAAGGATATTGTTTATGAGAGCAACTTTAAAAAGGATAGCACTTGAAAACTTTATGTGCTACGCACACGCAGAATTTGATTTTTATGCCATTACAAAGATTATGGCTAAGAATGGCAAGGGCAAGTCGACTATTGCCACAGCTTACTTGTGGTGCTTGTTTAACTGTGATTATGAGTTAAAGGATAATCCAGTTGTCAGACGAGAAGTTGACGGAAAATCCGTTGATGGTATGGACACAAGCGTTGAACTTACACTTGATGTTGACGGAAAAGAAATCACTATGAAGAAAGTACAGAAGCGTACTTACAGCAAGGACGGCAGTTCATACAAGGACGATAACAAGTACTTTGTAAATGATGTTCCTAAGACTTTAAAGGATTTCAACGCATACCTTGATGTTGATATGAATGTATTTAAGATGTGCAGTAATGTGAACGCATTTCTTAATCAGAAACCGGCAGAAATGAGAGAATACCTATTCAGCCTTGTAGGAGATGTTACAGACCTTGATATAGCTTCACAGAAAGCCGAATTAGCCGAGTTAGTTCCTTTACTTAATAAATATACAGTTGAAGAATTATCCGCTATGAATAAGGCTACCAAGACCAAAATCACAAAGGACTTGCCTATTCTTGACGGACAGATTAAGGAAAAGGAAAGAGATATACAGCTTAAACAGGCTGTTGAAGTATCTGACCTTGAATTGCAGAAGAACAGCCTTAAAGTACAGATTGCTGATTGCGTGGCAAAGCAGACAGATAATGAAAAGCTGATGGCTGAATATGACAAGGGTAGTTCGGATATTCTCAATTTGAAGTTTGAACTTAACGATATGTCACGCAAGGCTAATGAGGACAATGTTAAGGCAAGAAGAAATCTTGAATCACAGATTAGCAACCTTAATTATGTGATTGAGGATAGCAAGAAGTCAATCAGCAACGCAGAAGATGTTGTTAGTTTTGATAAGGACAAGATAGCTGAATATCAGAAAACACTTGATGATAGCAGAACCGAATGGAAAGCTGAAAAAGAGCGTGTATTTGACGAGAATAACCTTATTTGCCCTTATTGCAAACAGGGATACCCGGAGGATAAAAAAGAGGAATTAAGGGCAGATTTCAAGGCACACAAAGAAGCAGAACTTAACAGAATTACTGATAAAGGCAACACAGCTAAGAAAATGCTTGATGAAGTCAAAGGATTGTTAGTTGAAGCTGAACAGGAATTGGCTGACAGAAAGCAGAAGTTAGAAAAACATTTAATGGATTTAGCAGGCCTTGAAAAGCAGTTATCAGAAATTCCACAGGAGATTGATGTATCAGCCACTGAGGAATACAAGGCACTTGAACAGCAGATTGCAGAAAAAGAACAGGCTATGTACAAGGCTAATGATATTTCAGTAGTTAAGGCAGAATTAAAAGCACAGGAAACAGCTTTAAGGCAGCAGTTGGCAGAATGCGAAAGCCAGATTGCAAAGTCCGATACGGCGGCAGATGAACAGCGACTTGAAGAATTAAAGCAGACAAGGATTGATTCTGAACAGAATAAGACTAATGCCGAGAAAATCCTTGATTTACTTGATGAACTTGATAAGGCAAAGAATGAAGCCTTGACAGAAGCCGTAAATAGTCATTTCAGTTTGGTTAAGTGGCAGTTGTTTGAATATGCCAAGAACGGCAATTACAAGAGTTGTTGCATACCTACTGTTGACGGAAAGAGCATTTTAACAACTATGAGCAACAAGGGCAATAGGATTTTAGGCAGAGTTGATATTTGCAACTCTATTCAGAAGATTAGCGGTATATCAGTGCTTATTATCTTAGATGATTCTGAAAGCCTTAGTGCGGATAACCAGAAGAAAGTTGCTGAAATGGTTGATAGTCAGTTGATTATGCTGATTGTTAATGATAGCGAGAAATTAAAGATTGTGGAGGGATAAGCACTATGAATGATAGATATGTTGTAGAGCGCGAATTTGAACACGCAGGATACAAATGTGTTGTCGTATTTGGAAGTTTCGGGCACAGATGCGGTTATGTCGGTATTCCAAAGAATCATCCATTATATGGAAAGGATTACAGTGATTACCTTGAAATCAAGAAAGCTGATGTCGGAGGCAGAGAAGTAAGTGGGATTCTTCCTTTGCTTGGTGCTTGGTTGGATGAAGATGAAAGAATCCGCATTGAAGCATATTTTCAGTGTCATGGTGGCATTACATATGCAGGTGGTGGAGAGCATTCGAGTTATCCAATCGAGAGTGATTTGTGGTGGTTTGGATTTGATTGCGGACATGCAGGAGATAAGTCGGATTTGGATTATGCGATGCAGAAGTTTCCGAGTCATAGAAAAGAGTATCAACTACAAAAAATGGTTGAAAGTAAATACCCGATTGATGATGTTATCCGCACCGAAGAATATGTTGCGGATGAGTGCAAGAAGTTAGCGGAACAGTTAAAAGAGTTTGAAAAAAGTGAGAAAAGATGATGGGTGTAAAAGGATATAAAGCATTTAATAAAGGAATGATATGCAGAGGTAAGCAGTACAAAGAGAATGCTACTTATGAAGAAAACGGAAATGAAATATGCGAAGCAGGCGTAATGCATTTCTGCGAAAACCCATTTGATGTGCTGAATTATTATCCGCTTGTTGATGAAAATGGTGGCATTTCAGATTTTGCAGATGTTGAAGCTATTGGAGATATTTATAAAGAAAAGGATAAAACAGCCACAAATAAGCTTCATATTGGTGCGAAACTTGGGCTTAAAGGGTTTATTAAGGCTTGCGTAGATTTTACAATTGAGAAAACAAAAGTTGAGACAGTGAAAGCAGACGATGTTGGTATCAGTAGCGGAGATTTCGCACAGATAGGCAGTAGCGGAGATTTCGCACAGATAGGCAGTAGCGGAGATTTCGCACAGATAGGCAGTAGCGGAGATTTCGCACAGATAGGCAGTAGCGGAGATTTCGCACAGATAGGCAGTAGCGGAGATTTCGCACAGATAGGCAGTAGCGGAGATTGCGCACAGATAACATCAGAAGGTAATAACTCTGTGGTTATGGCAGCAGGCTACAATTCAATAGCAAAAGCAAAAATCGGTAGTTGGATAACATTAGCCGAATGGATTAGAACCTATAAGACAGACGATAACAGTAACTATATATGGATCCCTAAGTGTGTAAAAACAGAATATGTAGACGGAGAACGTATCAAAGAAGATATATTCTATAAATTAGTTGATGGCGAATTTAAAGAAGTAGAAAGCGAGGATTAATTATGGCAGAGAATACAGCAGTTGCAGAAAAGAAAGAAGCTGAAAGCAGAGAGCTTGTAGCAAAGGATTTTACAGAGGGAATGGTTGTTAAAATCAAGCAGAAAGAGAAATTTGGCTTGACATTCCCAAAGGATTACAACTACACAAACGAGTTTATGTCAGCAATGCTAATTTTACAGGACACAGTAGATATGAATAAGAAGCCTGTATTACAGAGTTGTACAAGGGCAAGTATCGAAAATGCACTTGTTGAAATGGTTACGAACGGACTTTCAATGCAGAAAAAACAGTGCTACCCGGTTGCTTATGGCGGTAAGTTGCAGTGTCAGAAGTCAGTGTATGGAAACACTTGTATAGCAAGGAGATTCGGGCTTAAAGACATTAATGCAGCGGTCATTTACAAGGGAGATGTGTTCAAGTATCACAAAGAGGACGCAAAGACAATCATTGATTGCCACGAACAGAGTTTTGAGAACATTGACAATGATAAGATTGTTGGTGCTTATGCGGTAGCTGTTATGGATGACGGAGAGAAAATATCAGAAGTTATGACCATTGCACAGATTAAACAGGCTTGGAAACAGGGATTTGGCTACAAGGAGAATGGAAATGGTACACATCAGAAATTTGCCGACCAGATGGCTATGAAAACTGTTAAGAATAGGCTTCTTAAATACATCAATAATTCTCATAGTGGTAATGAAAATGAGGATTACGAGGAAATCAGCCACGATGAAATGCTTGAACAGGATGTTGCGTACGATATTGAGCAGAACGCAAATAGCGTTGATTTTGAAGAAAGCGACATTATCGAAGGTACAGCTACAGAAGTAACCGAAAAACAGGCAGAAGATAGCACATTGCCACCATTTATGCAGGCAGAATAGGAGATTGAGTATGAGAGTAATTTCACAGGACGGAACATTAGATGTTCCATATGAAATGGTAGTTATTCAGGAGTTCAGAAATGCTATTTATTTTTTGAACCGTAATTTATCAGGAGTAGAAGACTTGACTAGCGACATTATGCTAGCTAAATATTCCACCGAAGCAAAGGCAATTAAGGCTATGGAAATTCTGAGAGAGCAATATTCGAGAATTGAAATTATAAAAGCTCTTGCAAGTGGCACATGCAAGCATATGGAAGAATCATTAAAGCCGGAAGAGTTCAAAGACATCCTTAAAAAATACATCAATATGGAAGTTTTCCAGTTCCCACAGGATGATGAAATCGAGGTGTGAGTATGTTAATAAATTCAAATAAAGAAAGCGCAACCAAGCATGTCAAATTTATAAGCTACACAGGTAAATATCCTAATTTATGCTGTGGAGATTTGACGCTCGAAGTTGACGGAGAAAAAGTAATATTTGGAAATGGGTATGACATCAAAATGAATAAACGTAAAGGTGTATATCCTATATTTTGGCACTCTGGCGGATATATTAGTTCAAACTATGAAGCCTATAAAGGCGAATGGCAGATAGATGTATCTGAAATACCTGAAGAATACCGCAAGTATGCAAGCGAAATAGACGAGGTATTTACCACTAATGTGCCTTATGACTGTTGTGGAGGTTGCATATGAAACTTAAATGCTTAGGCTCATCGTCAGCAGGAAATTGCTATCTGCTAACTTCCAACAGTGGAGAAACACTTATCCTTGATTGCGGAATACCGCTTAAGGAGATTAAAAAAGGCTTGAATTGGAACGTCAAAGATGTTGTGGGTGTGTTATGCACCCATAAACACCTTGACCATTCGTTATCAGTTTATCCTTTAAGGAGAATGGGAATACCTGTATATGCACCATACATAAGTCAAAAGCCTATGAAAATTGGTAATGGAGATTTTAAAGTACAGGCATTTGACCTAACAACAATAGATGGAAGCTGGACACATACAGACGCAAACGGCGAGCCTTGCCCGATATACGGCTTTCTGATAACTCACAAGGAAATGGGAAGAATGCTTTACATAACCGATTGTGAACTAATCAAATGGAGATTTAAAGACATAAACCACATTCTCTTAGGTGTGAATTATGACAAGGACTTAATCGACAGGGATAACGCAGGCAAAGCTAATCACGTTTTCAGAGGTCACTTATCCATTGACACGGCTTGCGATTTTGTTAAAGCGAATCATTCAGATAGATTGCAGAACGTAATAATGTGTCATCTATCAAGCGAAAATGCTGATAGCGATAGTTTTATCGAGAAAATGAAAAAAGTCGCTTGTGGGGCAAACGTAGATGTTGCAGAGCGCAACAAGGAATGGGTTTTAAGGAAAGGAGATGAATGTCCGTTTTGATTAGTTTTACAAGTGGAAATTCAGATAATACAACAGAGGCAGTATATGGGCTTGATATTTTTACAAAGAATTGGTGTATGAACTGTAAAGAGGTAGAAAGGCAGAAAGACCTTGTGTTTAAGTGTAGCGAATGTGAATTTCAAACAACAAATGGAAAATGTCTTATAAAAACATTTGCACGCAACCACAAGCACGAATATCCATTAAAAGATTTTGGCAGCATGGGAGAACACTAAATTCGTTTTAGAAAGGAGATTGTATGGCTAAATACAAAGATATTTTAGGAAATACAAGAGAGTATGAGGATAAAACAATAGCAATCAGCCTTGAAAGATACAATACTTTGATTATTAAAGAAGCTATTGCCGATTGTCTTGTAGAAGTCAAGAAGAAAGAAAAAGAAGATAATCAAGAGGAATTGAGAGGTGGAGAAGATGATTAAAACAATAGTATTGATTATACTTTGCCATTTAATGGGCGATTATGTACTGCAATGTGATTTTATTGCACAAACAAAGGGAAAGAATTGGTATCACTTATTTGTACATTGTGCATTGTATTGTGTTCCATTCCTAGTAGTATTCGGTTGGACATGGCAGTTGGCAGTAATTTTCATTTCACATCTGATTATTGACCCTTTAAAGGCTAGGTGGAATAAGATTACATACGCGCAAGACCAAGTATTACATTATATTATCGGGCTTACGTATTTATTATGATTGAGAGGTGGAGAAAATGAAAGTAGTAATTGACATACCTAAAGATTTCACAGGAGATTATATTGTTGACAAATTCAAAGATTTCTTTTCAAGGGTTATTGCGGATATTGATTGCAAAGGTATGTGTGGTAGATACGAGAAAGAAATTGCTGAAATGTTTTTAAAAGCATTTGACGATAGCGAAGAAAAGATTTCTTGCAACTGCCAGCACAACAACAATTCAAGAGAAAATGAGCCTTGTTGCAGATGTGATAGCAGAAACACCAATGCCGACAGGATAAGGAATATGCCAGATGAAGAGTTAGCGGAGTTTCTTATAGCTTTTAATAACACATTCGGCGAAGAATACGAGGGAGAAGCTAGTTGTATGGAATGGCTTCAATCAGAAGCAGAATAGGAGAGAAAGAAGAATGAGATTGATTAATGCAGATGAGCTAAAGGAAGAGTTATCACAACAATGGTTTATAGATATTCTTCTTACAAAAACAGGCAGTAATGATATGCTTAGCACCTTGGCAGAAAAGATTGATAGTCAATCAACTGCGTATGATGTAGATGAGGTTGTAGAGCAGCTGGAAGCAGAAAAAGGGACATACTTTGACGGATTACCTTGTGAGGGTACGAAGATAACAGTTAATGCAGCAATCGAAATTGTGAAGGCAGGTGGAATAGATGGAAGATAGATATTTATTCAAGGCAAAGAGGACTGATAACGGAGAATGGGTGAAAGGAGCTTTAGTATATGACGGTAGGGATAAGTTATACAGGATAATTACTGAAATTAACTATTCTACAGGAACTTGCTTAACAACAGATAACGCCCCAAGAGTTGACAAATCTACAATATGCCAATGTACAGGCTTGAAAGATGAAAATGATAAGCTGATTTGGGAGAATGATATTATCAGATGCAAGGTTGGAACAGCAAAAGTTATATGGGATAAATCAGAATGGCGAATTGAATGGTTAAAAAACGACTTATGGAGAAAAGATTTGTATTATTGGGCGGTTGAAGATATTCAAAGAATAGTAGTTATCGGCAACATTTTTGACAATAAAGAGTTATTAGAAAGTGAGGAAAAGTAATGAATAAAGTGTCTAAAGAAGTTCTGTATGAACTTTATGTAATTCGCGGAAAACCTATGTATGAGATTGCAAGCATTTTACATATCGGTGTTGGAACTGTTTATAACTGTATGAAAAAATATGGCATACAGTCCAGAAACACAAAAGAAGTGTTTGACAACCTTAAAAAGCAGGGGTGGGAATATCCACAATCTGCCAGAGAAAAGAGTAGTAAAACGCATAAAAACAAAATAGTATCAGAAGAGACAAGGCGTAAAATGTCCGAAAGTAAAAAAGTAGGTGGAATAGGGTATAAAAAATTAAGAACAGACGGATATATTTGCATCTATTTCCCCGACCATCCTAATGCCACTAAAGACGGATATATTATGGAACACGATTTAATAATGGAATGCATCATTGGCAGACATTTGAAAGATGATGAAGTGGTGCACCATATTAATGGGATTCGTAATGATAACAGAAAAGAAAATTTGAAACTTATGACTTTTACAGAGCATGCAAGATACTACATGTTAGAAAGGTATCGTAATAAAAAGGAGGAATGACTTATTAACAGAGTAATTTTATGCGGGAGACTGACTAGAGAGCCAGAGATTAGATATTCACAGACAGTAAACGGAAGTATGGCAGTAGCAAGATACACATTAGCTGTTGACAGAGCTTTTAAGAAAGAGGGCGAACAGGCAGCAGACTTTATTAACTGTATCGCATTTGGCAAGAACGGAGAGTTTGCAGAGAAGTATTTACATCAGGGAACTAAGATTATCGTTGAGGGTAGATGGCAGACAGGCAATTATACTAACAAGGACGGACAGAAAGTCTACACTAATGATTGTGTTGTTGAAAGACACGAATTTTGTGAAAGTCGTGCTAATCAGCAGAACAATAATAGCAATGGAATTATGGGCGGCAATGCTAGTTCAAACAGCTTTATGTCAATTCCAGACAATGTAGCTGATGAGGGATTACCATTTAATTAAAGAGGTGTGAGTATGACAGAGAATGAAGCAATAGAAAAGTTGAAAAATATGCGGTTGTTTATGCAGATTGAGGACAAGAGCAACGACTGCAAGTTTACAGAAGATGATTACAGGGCTAATGAAATGGCAATCAAAGCACTTGAAAAGCAGATACCAAGGAAACCTATCAAGAGTGAAAAACAAGTAGTTAGGTATGTTAATACATATTATTGCCCGACTTGTAATTTAGGATTTACTGGGACAAATATTGCAAAGTATTGCTACCATTGCGGTCAAAAATTTGATTGGAGTGATGAGAAATGAGATTAATTGACGCAGATAAATTATTAGAACTGATGAAAGACCAGAAAGAAAGAGAAATAGGAGCATACGCAAAAGGCGTAAATGCTGGTCTGAATATCGTAAAGAGTATTATCAATGATGAAACACAAACTCCGACCGCCTTTGATGTGGATAAGGTTATCAATCAAATGGAAAAAGATAAATTCATTGACTGCGAGACTATATTATCAGATGTGCATCAGGGATATAATGCTGGACTAAGTAGGGCAATCGAGATAGTAAAGGCAGGTGGCAATTCTTGAATTATCAGAACATAGCAAGAGCCAAGGCAATAGAGCGGGAAAATAAAAAGCGACTGTTGAAGCTGAACCCAAAGTTGAATGACAAAAGCGGAATATACTTCTTGCTCCGAGAAGATGAAAACGGATTTAAGTATGCTTATATCGGGCAGGCAGTACATACACTTAGCAGATTGGCAAGCCACCTTGTAGGCTACGAACAGCACATAGACCTTAGCTTACGCAAACATAAACTGTATGACAAAGAGAAAAACCCTTATGGTTGGCGAGTTGAATTTCTGAATTTTCCCGAAAGCCAGCTTGACGAGAAAGAGAAGTATTACATCAAACTATATGCTGATAAAGGCTATCAGCTTAGGAATGTCAGTTTAGGCGGTCAAGGAGAAAATCGTGCTAGTGGTTCAATAGGAGAAAGAAAAGCGCCTAAAGGCTATATGCAAGGCATACAGCAAGGCAAAAAGGTGTTAGCAAGGGAATTATCGTCTATCGCAGAAAAGCACCTTATAATCCGATTGAAGCCCGAAAAAGAGCATAACAAGGTGTCGCAGAAACAGTATGAGAAGTTTATGGATTTATTGAAAGTAGGTGAGAGCGATTGAATAAGCCTATATTAGATGTTTGTTGTGGGAGTAAGATGTTTTATTTTGATAAAGAAAATCCTGATGTATGCTTTATGGATTGCAGAGAGCTAGAAGATACTCTTTGCGATGGCCGTAAATTAAAAATAAATCCGGATATAGTAGCAGATTTTCGGAACATTCCATTTGATGATAATACGTTTTACATGGTTGTGTTTGACCCACCGCATTTGTTAAAAGTTGGTGAAAAATCTTGGTTGGCCAAGAAGTACGGGAAGCTATCTGATACTTGGCCACAGGATTTAAAACAAGGATTCGATGAATGCATGAGGGTTCTGAAACCATACGGAACATTGATTTTTAAATGGAACGAACAGCAGATAAAATTATCGGAAGTTTTAAAATGCTTTAGTAGAAAGCCTATATTCGGGAACAAAAGAGCAGATACGCATTGGATTGTATTTATGAAAGTGGGTGATTCAGAATGAAAAGGAATGATTGCATAGAGGTATTAGACCACTTAAAAGAAAAACTGAAAGAAAAAGATATAATTGCTGTACAGGATAGTGAAGATGATTATAAATGTCCTGTATGCGGTCAGATTTTTACAGGAGAAGATATTATCAAATACTCTTACAAGTGGTGCTATAACTGCGGTCAGAGAGTAGATTTTACTCTTCCGCGAAACAGATTTAACTAACTAAAAATCAAAGAAAGGAATAGGTTGTCGCGACATAAAACTGAGGTTTCCTTTTGGTAGATTTAGAATGTATAAAAAGAAGATTAAATGTGAGATATATCGTGATTCAATGCAGAATTACAAGAAATATGCAATACCGCCAGCACAGCTTATTATTGCTGATGTTCCTTACAATGTAGGAACTAACTTCTATGGAAGTAACCCTATGTGGTACAACGGCGGCGATAATAAAAACGGAGAGAGCAAACTTGCGAAAAAGGCGGCTTTCAATTCAGATTTTAATTTTAATCTGTATGAATACTTCCATTTTTGCTCAAAGATGTTGAAAAAAGAGGACACAAAACCTATCGCAAGGGGAAGAAGCAGTAATAGTCCTTGTATGATTGTATTTTGCTCATTTGAACAGTTGTCAACATTGATTGCCGCCGCAAAGAAACACGGATTTGTCAATTACATACCGCTTGTATTCTGTAAAAATTACAGTCCACAGGTGCTTAAAGCGAATATGCGTATTGTTGGTGCTACGGAATATGCACTTGTGTTGTACAGAAATAAGTTGCCAAAGTTCAGAAACGGCTTGCAGATTGATAAAAATGGAAAGAATATCAGAGGTACAGGACATATGGTGTTTAACTGGTTTGACGGCGGTAATGAAGCGGAATGGGGCAGAACTTACTATAACAATGGTTCATATATGATGTGGGGGAAAGACGGAAAAGATATACCGAAAATTCATCCAGCACAAAAGCCTGTAGCAGTCCTTAAAAAGCTGATTGAGATTTTTACAGACGAGGGAGATGTTGTTATTGACCCTTGTTGCGGTAGCGGTAGTACACTAAGAGCCGCCACAGAGCTTGGTAGAAGTGCGTACGGATTCGAGATTGACAGGAACTTTTACGAACGTGCAAAGAATGAAATGCTTGTATTTGAAAAGGATAACCAAATGGATATAAGCGATTTTATAGGAGATACAGTATGAAAGACGAAACAAAGCAAGAAATACAGATTCTACTTGACCTACTCAAAGGCAGTCTTACAAGAAATGGTGTAAGTATGGCAACGGACAGAGAGGGCAACTTGATGTTCTTTGATACATCCGTCTATGTTAGAAGCAAAGGTAAGGAATTTGACGGATTCAGAGTTAATATCAACGATTTAGTGAAGTAATAATGTGGCAGAACTTGAAGAGGTAATTATGGCAGGCAATTTTATTAAAATTGACAGAAAAATTTTAAAGTGGGAATGGTGGAGTGATATTAATACATTCAGACTTTTTATGTATATGTTGATAAGTGCCTATTGGAAAGACGGGAATTATAAAGGCAAGATAATTGAAAGAGGGTCTTTCCCCTCTTCAATATCTGAATTATCAAAAGAAACTAACTTGTCTGTAATGGAAATTCGTACCTCGCTAAAACACTTACAATTAACAGGCGAAATAACAAGCAAAGCAACAAACAAATTCACGATATTTACTGTGGTTAACTACAATTTGTATCAAACGGATAACAAGCAAGATAACAAACAAATAACAAGCAACTTAGCAAGCAATCAACAAACAGATAACATTCTATTAACAAACTCTATATTAAAAGAAAGTAAGAATGAAAGAACAGAAGAAATTAAAGAAGATAAGAATACAGAAAAAGATATTACTAACGTAATATCCAAAAAGAAAAGTTATTATCCCAATGATGAATTACTTGATGAAGCATTTAACGAGTATGTGACAATGCGTAAGAAAATTAAAAAACCTATATGCACTGACAAGGCATTGCATAGGGCTATGAATACCCTTGAAAAGCTATCAGGCGGAGATAATGACTTAGCCATTAAAATTCTTAATCAGTCAGTAGACCATTGCTGGCAAGGCTTGTTCGGGTTGAAAGAAGATAATTCTAATAAGCAAGGCAATCAGATTTTCAATAAGGGTGCTATTGACTGGGATAATGTGTAAAAAAGGGGGCAGTAAGAATGAGCAGATTAGATGATACACTTAATGGAATTAATTTCAGATACGATTATCCGCACAACGGAAGGGTTGAATCACTTTTAAGAACAATAGCGATTAATAGTGCTATTATATGCGACAAATTAGATACTATTTCTAATCAACTGAAAGGAGATGGCAATGGCAAGAGAAGAAACAGTTAAAATCATCCGCATTATGTGTGATTGCTACCCTAACTACAAGCCTAACAATTTATCAGAGACAGTAGATGTGTGGGATATGATGTTAGAAAATTACAGTTATGAACAAGTGTCAGTCGCACTTAAAGCATACATCAACTCTGATATAAGCGGATTTGCTCCAAGCATAGGACAGTTGATAGGTAAAATACAGACTATATCACAGCCGCAGGAACTTGACGGAATGGCGGCGTGGGGATTGGTCAGTAAAGCGTTACGGAATGGCACATATGGGGCTGTTGAAGAATTTAACAAGCTACCGCCACTTGTCAAGCAGGCGGTTGGTATGCCAGACAACCTTAAAAACTGGGCGACATCAGATTATCAGACGATTGAAACAGTAATACAATCAAATTTTCTAAGAACTTACGAAACAGTTGTTAAGCGTGCGAATGAAATAAATCGTATGCCAGACAATATCAAATCACTTATCGAAAAGACGAATGCAAATTCGTATAAGGCTCAAATCGAGCAAAAATTCCAAAGAGATATAAATGCATTACAAATTAAAGAAAATGTCCTTATCGGTCAAAATACAAACGCAGAAGAGTATATTGAAGCACCTCAAGATATTCAAGAAAGAATAAACGCCATGAGGTAAAATTATGAAACCCCAAAATTGTATTTATCCCGATTGCCTTAACTGTACTTTAGATGATTGTTTATACAATACGCTTGAACAGCCGGATATAGTTCAGCAAAATAAACTAGATAAAGAAATTGCCTTTAGAAATAAATTAGAGCAATTAGAACCTAAGCAAAGAGCAAAGGCTATATATGACAGAATGTATGAACAGAGCGAAAAGGGCAAAGCCAGACGTAGACGATATAATCAGTCAGAAGAGCATAAAATCAGCCAAAAGAAATATTTTCAGACTGAAAAAGGCAAAGCTACCCAGAAAAGGTATAAGCAATCAGAAAAAGGCAAAGCTGCACAAAAAAGAAGAGAAGCTAAAAGGATTGAAACCGGTAAAAATGCCATATACTGTAAAAGATATCGGGAGAAAAAGAAAAGAGAGGCTATGATAAATGAGCAAGTCGGAACAACGAAGATTTCAAGAGCAAATGATGAGAGTTCAATTAAACAGACAGAAGAATAAAGAAAATAAAGAAATGTTTGGTAATGCCTTAACAATTCTGTTGTGGGTGCTGCACGATAAATTTGGATTTGGAAATAAGCGACTAGAACGGCTTATTGATGAGATTGATAAATTCAATGAAGATTTCAACGCAGGACTCATAGATCCGAAAGAACTTATTGAACAGTTAGAAGAAGAGACAAAAATAAAAATTAAATATTAAGGAGTATGGCTTATGAAGTTTTCAGAACTTACTAAGCCGGAGCTTGATGAAATAATTGAAAATGCCAATTTTACCGAGGAAGAAGAGAGAATATTCAAACTTCTTTCTCGGAATTTCACGCAAAAAGAGATAGTTGCACGATTATGCGTATCGCAAAGGACTCTTGAAAGGAGAATAAGGAACATTAAAAATAAAATTGAAAGGGTGTGCTGTGATTGGAATTAACAGACAAAGAGTTGTTGAATTATGTACTGGAGAATGGTATTATCTCTCGTGACGATGTTCAAAAACAAATTGAAATGAACGAAAGGAAAAAATATTTAAAAGCACACAATAATGAAATCTGGCAAGGAAAGGACAAGAAGTGGTATACATACTTGCCAGATGAAAGCACATCAAGCGGCAGAAAGTTGCTAAAGCGTTCAACACAAGAGTCTCTTGAAGATGGAATTGTGGAACACTACAAAAAACTCGCTAATGAACCTTTAGTAAAAGCTGTGTTCAAGGAATGGGTAGACCAGAAACTTGAATATCACGAAATCAAGAAGCAATCATATGATAAGTATACTGATAACTTTGCCAGATTCTTCACTAATGAAGCATATCACATGGCAGATAAGAAAATCAAGTACATTACAGAAGACGACTTAGAATGCTTTATTAAGACTGTTATTGCCGAATGTAAGCTTACACATAAGGCATATTCTGATATGCGAATCCTTATTAATGGCATTTTTAAATATGCCAAGAAAAAGGGGTATACCAATCTAAGTATCACACAATTTATGGGAGACTTGGATTTATCACGCAGAGCTTTTACTAAAAATGTGAAAAAGAAAGAGGAACAGGTGTATTTCGAGGATGAAATTCCAAGAATCACAGAATATCTATGGCAACGATATGATATAAGGAGCTTGGGATTATTACTTATGTTTGAGTGTGGAATGAGAGCTGGTGAGTTATCATCACTTAAGTTTTCTGATATTCACAACACTGTACTGAAAGATGGAACTATTAAACATTATATTTCTATACAAAGAACAGAAATTAAGGTCAGAGATGAAAATGGGAAATGGGCTAAGATAGTAAGCGACTATCCTAAATCTGACGCAGGATTAAGAGATATAATTATTCCAGATAAAGCTGTAAATACTGTTAAGGCAATTCGTAGATTAAATCCTTTTGGAATTTATATGTTTGAAGAAAAGGGAGAGCGTATAAAGGAACAAGCATTTAACAGAAAGTTGCATAAGATATGCAAGGCACTGGACATTAATTATCGTTCCACGCACAAAGTCCGTCGGGCATACAGTGTTGCGTTGTATGATAATTGCGTGAGCGACACTGTTATAACAGAAATGATGGGGCATACAAGCATTGAGACAACAAGAAAATATTACATTTACAGTAATAAGACTGATAGAACTAAGATTGAGCAAGTTAATAATGCTATCAATTATTAGGATTTTGATTACAAAGTAATCAAAGTAATCAAGGTACAAAGCCAGAAACCCAGTAATAGAGCGGAATAAGGAAGTAGTCAATGCAGTTCGATTCTCTCATCCCCTGCTATTTTTTCAAGGAGAAGAAACGCTGCAAACC